TTTTTCTGTTGTCCAGCCTGTTACTTGTAGCATAGGGCGGTTTTCCCAACCCATATTGCATGTAGCATGTGGAATATCACGCCATTCCCAAGTAATACATTCACCACGTTTCCATTGGTGCCAATTACTGTTACCCAATGCAAATACTTGTCCATGTTTCCAATCATCTAACATAATTACAAATCTACGCATTAGTTCTGGGTTTTTATCTGCGGCTATTTCTGTAAATGTATTGCCACGTTCCTTGCGACCTGCAAAGTTATCAATGTGCCAGTTTAGCATTTGTCCTGTGCGTTGATTGTGGAATTTAATTGTATATTCTTCCATGCCAAAGTATGAGGCAATGTTTTGAAATACTTCAAAATCTTCTGCTTTTGTGCGTTGAAATACTTCCATTTTTGGATCAGCACCAGCACGAATTAAATCTTGTTCTTCTGCATCAGCAGTATATGTTCTATGATCATCATCTTTAGATAGTTGGTTACGACTAGACCATGAACTGTCAAGAACTCTACCTAAGCATTGTGTTACTGCATCATCCCAATCGCCTTCAAATGTGCATACGTTCTGGTAATCTTTATTACCTTCTTTTAAAGGATCAAAGTGCCATTGTGATTGAGCTTTGGTAAACTCCCAACGACTATCTCCCCAATTTTCATTTTTATTTTCCATGTAAGAACCTTTCTAAGTCTTTCGGTAATACAGTATTTATTTAAAAATGGGTTTAGCCCCAATCTTTGAAATCACCAGCTTCTTCGTTGTCTTTATAGCCGGCTTCATATGCCCTAATTTCTGCATCAGACATATCTTCTTGCTCTACTCTAGTACTATCATGTGTAGCACCTATGTAATAATGTGGTTTACAACCTCGTCTATAGTAACTATCTGCACCACCTCTATCATATGGACCACCGTGTCTGTCGTCCCATTTATTAAGTTTATCTACAGTTTTTTGTACATCAATTCCTAAGTCAGTCATACTATTTCCTTATGTTATCTTTTTATAGAAGTCTTTTTGATATAAACTTAACATTATTGATTGTAGCAACCTTACATATTCTGGACCTTGTTCACTCCAACTTGCTAGATATAATGCTAAATTTATAGGCGTAACACTTTTTATTACTTCTCTTTGAAACTGCAATTCTTCTCTAAATTGCGAGTAAACAGGAAGTGTATCTAGTATGTGTAAGTAATGTTCTACACTTGCACACCAACTAGTATAAGTTCTTACACCCCAAGGAGCATCAGGGGCCCCTTTTGCTTTTAGTTGTGGATCTTCTGGATTCCACGTTCTAATTCCAAACAAGTTATTTCCTTGTACTGCAAATCTACTATTACCCCATGCACTTTCATGTGCCGCTTGAGCAATAATAAGTTCTAGTGGAACTTGTTTGGTTAATGGATATTTTGTTTCATCTGCATACAGTGAGTTTACGCAACCTTTTACTTTATATGCAAATTGCTCGTTCGTTACTAATGTTTCTTCTGCTTTTGCATTTGTATAGAAAAATACACCCCATAAAATGCTTGCAACTATAATTAAGTATTTCATATGTATATATTATAGCAAATACTACCCAATGTCAATACCTAATTATCCGCAGTTTTGCTTGGTTTTTCAGTTATTTCTTCTATTATTTTCTTCTTAATTGGTACTGTAGCAATATCACCAGCAGTAACATTTACAATACCACCTACTGTAAACAATGTTGGACCACATGCAGTAAGCAATAAAGTAGATAATACTAAAAGAACACGAATCATTAAAACTCAAATAAGTTGTTAAATGTATTTTTGGCTGCCGCTTTATCTAAATCCCAATCTAGTACACCTAGTAGGTTTTCTAATTTTTTACTAACAACTACTGTTTCCATATGATCATCATCAAAAGGAAGATCTAAAAACCATTGTGGAAGACGTGTTTCATCTGTAGGATATCCTACACTTGTCATTCCAAGTGGATTATCTTTGAGTCTACAAACAACAGTTTTCATGCCATCTACTATTTCATTAGCATAATTATCACTGTTAATCTCACGCAACTTATTCCAGTTAAGTGCCGCAGTAACATGACCAGGCATTGCTGGCTTTTTAATATCAGCAGTTGTTTTATTATTGTTGTGTGCTACTTTACGATCTCTTTCAAACTTTGACATTAGTCCACGATACTTTGTTAAGTTATTCACACGCTTAGGCGAACCTTTTTCCCAACTAGGCTTTTCTCTGTAGCTCTTACGAAACTCAATAATTTTATCAAGTATCTCTTGTTCTTCTGCACCAGTTAGTACTTCAAGTAATACATCTTTTAAAAAGTCTTGCATCCAAGGTGGTGTATCACTACGCTTTAAATCTAAGCCCATTGCTTTAATATAACCTGCACTACCGTCTACATCTTCACGTTTGCCTTCGTTATCAAACACTAGCATTGCATAACGTTTCTTTGTAATAAACAAACCTGCACTTCCAACCATTTCTCTACCTGCGGCAATAATTGCACCTAAGTCTAATGTTGTATGGAAAGTCCTACTCATAAAGCCAGGAAATGTTTTGTTTACTTCTTCGCAAATTGCATCATAGTAGTCAATGATAGTATCTTTGTCCCATTTGATTTCGTTGTTTTTAATTTGATCTTTTAGCATAGGATACGAACTAAAATAAGTAGAGTCTGTATCACCATACACAATTGCTTTGCCTTGATGATCATATTCGCCTGCAATAATCTTATTAAGCTCTGCCGCCATATGTTTTGCAATACAACGACCTGTTAGTGTTGTACTTTGACCTAGTCTACTGTCAAAAAATCTACTGCCAGGATTAAGTAACGCACCATACAAACTGTTCAAGTTAATCTTTTTAACCAACTGTCGTTTGTCCCAGAACGCAAACTTATCACCGCCTTCTGCTCTAGCATCACGAGCCTTTGCTTGTAGTTCTTTACGCTCTGCATACCAACGCTCTAGTAGTCCAGGAATAATACCTTTTTTCTCGTATGTAAAGATAGTTCCGTTAGCACTAATAATCCAAGGTTGTCCACTGTTAAAGATAATTTCATATATCTCTGCACCAGTGGCATCAAAACTAGTTCCATCTTCAAAGTCTAAATGTAGCAATTCGTCAATGTTTTTATCAATCACAAGTTCATATTCTCTACATGCAAACTTTCCTTCCCATGCTTCAGCAACTGTACGAGCATTTTGTATCATTTCTTTTGTATGTGTATGCCTTACTTGACCAATAATAGTTTCAGTACTCATATTACAACTACGAATAATACTAGGATATAGACTGTTCAAGTCAATACTTCCAACCCATTTGTGCATACCTTTTTTAGGTGTTGCAACATAGGCACCTGCGGCCTGTGTTGAATCTCTGTCGTAACGCTTGTCAGGAACAATTAAGCCTTTAGTATGTGCTTCGTTAATAATTGCTTGGTCTGTTTGTGCAACCGCACCCATTGTTGTTTGTAGCAACACTGTGTTAGAATGTGCTAACACATTTGCTAAGTCAATAAACTGTAGCTTCTTGTCTAAATTTACAAGCAAGTCAACATCTTGTCTCGAATAAGCAATAAACTTTTCAAAGTCATTGTTGTATAGTTGATCCAGTGTACCTTCATAATCTACTTTGCGATCACCTAATTCATATTCACCAATTGCATCTAGAGAATAACTGTGCATTTCGTGATATGTATACTTTCTATACAATTGCATATAGTCCATGTGTACACGACCATGCAAATCATATGTTTGTTGCTCTGCTCCAAAACGCTCAAACTTTCGTTCTTTGGGAAGCATATCCCATAAACAGAATTTGCGTGTGTGACTTTTGCTCATTACCCTAGATACTCTATTTACAAGATACGGAATATCAAAACCTTCACTATTCCAACCAGTTAAAATATCTGCATCATCAACTAATTCTAAAAACGCTTCAAGCATTTCACGTTCTGTTTCAAATAGCATGGTATTTTCAAACTTGTTAGTAACAGTTTCTGCTTCTTCAAACGTCATAGTTTTAGGACCAATAGCAAGACAAATTGTTGCATTCATCCAACTGTTATGCATACTAATGGCCGTTACTGCATTAAACGGATCTTCAGGTGGAGCAAATCCCACTTTCTTATCAAAGTCTGTCTCAATATCAAAAAAGCAAACATTCAATTCTGGCACTGATTGTGGATCATAATTTTCAGCAAATGTTTTAAAAATAACATTTACATCACTTTCATACAAGCCTTTGTGTCCGTGGATCTTTTTCTCTGTATTAAACTTTTTACTTGTGTTACATACAACACGTTCAAGTTTCTCACCAAAGATACTTGTAAACTTACCTCTAGGGTCTTTGTAATAAAATGTGTACTTGGCAGGAATTTCTTTATATTCTCTTTTGCCATTTATACGTTCTACAACATGTACAACGTCTTTGTTTCTATCATGATATGCGTCTACATAACTCATTTGTTATTCACCTTTTTAAATCCCCAATCAATTAAATACTTATGTCCACATTTAACACACGGTCTAGGCACAGGTGTAATAAACCTATCTCCACATTGTAAGCATTCCATATCATGTATTATTTGTTTCATGTTTTAATCCAATATTTTTCTAGTTCGGGGATGTATTTAATTATACTTGTTTTTCTATGTTTGTCAAGAAGATCTGTTGTCTTGCAGAAGAATTTCCAATCTGATATTTCTTTATCTGTACGTGGGTTTCTACATTGCGTTATAATATCATTAAACCCTTTTGCATCTTTCTTTTCTAACATATCTGCTAATTCATGTTTATAATCTTCATCTGGGTGTACTGCAATACGCAAATATTCAGGAGAAGTAATTGCTTGATTAAAAAATCTATTTTTAAAAAATGGTATGCCTAATGGAACTATATTTTCTTCTACCCATTCTATATATGTTGGAATATTATATATGTTAAGAGTGTTTGGAGTATATGATATATTAATAGTTTTAAATTCTTTTACTATATGTAAAATCTTTTCTTCTATTTCTTCCCAACTGTATTTTCCAAATGGTGTACTTGGTCTCATATATGGATATATGTGTCCAGTACCATCCATGCTTACTACAAAACTAACATTTATGTTTTTTATTTTTTCTAATGTTTCTGGTTTAAGTAATGTAGCATTTGTTATAATTTTTAATTTACCTTGATAATTGTGTTCTATTAATTTATCAAGTAAGTACATAAACTGTGGCATGTAAAAAGGTTCTCCACCTCCACATTCTATTTGTTTTGTTTTTAGTAATGTATCTAAATTCTTATCAACGAAATCTGTTGGTATTCCGTATGGTTCTTTTGATGGACGATGGAATGCTCTCCACGACTCTTCTCCCAATGCATTATCTAACATTTTAGCATCTTTGTACCATCCTGTACTTTTAGATGGGTCACAAAAAGTACATCTTAAATTACATGCATTACTGAAATCTATTCCAACTTTTTGAATAGTTCCTGTACCAAAATCTGCATGCCATGTTCTTTCATCTATTGTTTGTTGCGTATTCATATAACGCAAACCAAATCCCGAGTGTGCTTCTGATCGTACACATTGATCGCATCCTTTTGGCCAAATGTTAGATACAGTTTGTTTTCTTGCTAGTTTATATGCTTCATCGTTGAATGCTTCCATTAATGTAACATCGCGGATATTTTTATCTAGTCCTTGATGTTGGCAACACATTCTAACTTTGCCTGTTGCATGAAGATGAACCTCATTCCATGGGCTTGTACAAAACTTATTGCTAGGAGTAGCTTCTTGTAATAAATTATTTTTTGTCAAAAACGTATACTCCTTCCCACTTTTGTCTACCTTCTTTACGATCGTTACCAACTCCTGGTCTTGTACTTAGCAACATTTTAATTGTGTTAGTATGTTTGAATCCAATCTTTTCAGCAGTTTCAATCCAACGATCTACAACTTCATATGGCTCTTTTCTATCATAAGATTTATAGTCTGCAATGTTTGTTGCAAAGATTCCATCACTGTTTAATCCATTGTATATGTTTTGCATTGTTGGTACTGCATATCCCTCAAACCATTCATCAAGATTATTAAACTCTACCATACACTGTGTAGGCTCGTCACTGTACTTTTCTAAATTAAAATAAGGTGGGCTACTAAACGCTAAGTCAATATCTTCGCATTGATAATCCTGACTTGTACTACAATATAGTTCATTATCTTTTGCAGGACCGCCTATTAGTTCATTTAAATATTCTAAATAAGCAAATGTTTCTGTGTTAGGATCTGTTCCAATATAAGTGTAGTTCATATTACTTGCACTTACTCCTAACAGTCTGCCGCCATATCCCATACTGTAATCATATACTCTGCCCCACATTACAGGACACAAATGTTCCACAATACTTCTGGCATGTTGGGCTTTGAAGTTAGTAACATTTTCTCCAGTAACTAATTCCAATGCAGTTCTCAATGACATTGGATATACAAGTTTGTTACTGTCTCTGAATTCAAAACAAATGCGTATTGCTCTTTTAAGTTTTTTCTCATCTAAGAATCTATCTCGTAAACTGTTTGAGCCTCTACCTTTCGGTTCAGCAGTCATCATATTAGGAAATAAAAATCTTCCAATAGATGAACCAGCATTGTTACCCAAGCCTTGTATATTATCTACAACGTGGTTATATCCTCTGCTTTTAAAATTTTTAAGTTCATCAATCATTCCTTGTTCTGTAAAGTATGTGATTGGAACAAGATTTACACTACGATATAGATCATAAACTTCTTGTATTGTTTGTTGCGGATTTGCGTAATAAACTTCTTTGGTGTAAGTATCAAATTTATCATACAGATGTTCATACCCTGTAAACTTATCTAGATTACTAGTATTATTATCTATACCCCAAATTGCATTTATCTTATCAATCAATATTACACTCCAAAGTAATATTTCATCAAGCCCATAGAAATAAGAGTAACTAATACACCGTTAAGTAATATAAGTGCCCTATCATGCCAAAGGTATCCTACCCAAAACCATCCTAGTGTACCAAATAAACCAAACCATAAATCAATCTGTGGCATAGTACCTGTTGCTCTTGCTGAAGTGGCAAATAGAATTAGCACAACAGATACCCATTTAACAAACCACGATAAATCACCTTTGGGTGTTATCTTCTTAAAGACTCTAGTACTATCTAGTTCTTTAATCTTATCGTCTAGTTTTTTGCGTTTTTCCATTAATCAGGACGTCCAATGCTTTCAAGTATAGTTTCAAGTGTATCAAAGTCATCTCTATGCTTGTGTAGTTCGCCCTTGTATGCTACCTTAATAGCTTTATTAATGATTGCAGGCTTGATGCCCATTTCTTCTGCGATATGCTTTACAGTATCTCTTAGTCCTTCATTAAGTGTTTCCACTTCCTGACTTACTTGGATACCTTCTTGTATTAGTGTTTTAAGTTTTGCTATATCGTCTTGATTAAACGTAATGCTCATAGATATTCTCCTAGGTTAATTAGTAGTATTATAGACTATAATTACGCTAAAGTCAATTGTTTTCTGATGATATTTTCGGTGAGATTTACTACTTGATCTATATCTGTTAGTCCATTTCCATGTTGATTTCGTACAGATTCTAACACTGATAGTGCAAATAGTTTTCTGGCTTGATTTGAATGGAATAAGCTCTCATATTTTCCATAGATATAACACATGGTTTTTAACTTATTTGTTACATCATTTATCTTTATATCCCATTTGTGATATTGATTATCTACTTTGTATTCGTCTACCCATGTTTGTACATTATTGTTAGGGAATATATTTAATGCATGATATACTACACTTGGGTTATCTAACCAATCATCCATAGCAAGTACAACATCGGCATGTTCTGCCCACATAGTATCTTGGGCTAAAAATTGATTGTATAAATGTTTCCATGCTTCAAATAAGTTTATAAACTCATTCATTTCGTCATTGTATTCTCTTTTTAAGAACAAGTCCATATACTTGTAACAGTTGTTGCCCATGATAGTAGTAACCACAGTTATTGGGAGATTGTGTTCATCTCTCCATTTCATAATATCTGCTGTGTTTGTTGCATGTGTAAAGAATGCAATGTGTTTACCTGTTTGTAACTTTTGCCATTCGTTACATAAGTTTTGTAGTGTTTCTAATTTTATATTTTCGTTATTTCTAACATCTGGATTATATGCACTAAACATGCTAGGAACATTCCACCAGTCTTCGATTATTTTAGCAGTATCAAAATGATCTCCATCTTCATGTAGAAATAAATTCTTATGTACTACATTGTAGAATTGTGGACTTTGATTAATTATGTAGGTTAATGCACTGGCGCTGATGGCACTACGAGTACATACCAGATATATTTGATTCATGTTATTTTACTTTTCGTGTGGTAGTTTTTTCTATCCATGCTAAACGCTTTTCTAAATCTTCTATGCGTTTAGTAAGTTCTGGGTGTAATTTTTTCCAAGCATTTGGATCTTGTTGGAACCATGTCCAACCATAGCGTGTAACAAAGAAGTTTAGTAATGCTGACCATTTGCTGAAAGCCCATGCACTAATTCTAGTTCCACGTAAATATGCTATAAACAACGCACCAAATATACTTCCTGCAATAGCAGTGTATATCCATAAACGGTCTGTTGCCATTCTTTCAATTATTTCCCACATATTATTAAAACTTCATAGCAGGGCCGTATTCTCTCGGATCGCCATTTCGTTTACCTTGTGGGTCAGTTAAGTATATTATACTCGATCTAGGAGCTCCTTGACTTATTAATTGATCCCAATCATTAGGGTTAAAGAAACTTGTTTTTCCTGGTATATTTATAAATATGAAGCCTGCTAGTTCTTCACCTTCTGATTTTGATTTTACTTGATAGTATCTATCATATAATGCTTTAGTATAAAAGTTCATTAGCTCTGGACTGTTTGATGCAATTAACTTTGCAGCGTCAGTTTGAACATTTGAATCAGCAGCAGAAAATAATGCCTGAGCCATTTCTCTAGCAAAGACATTAACATCGTCACCGTTTTGTGCCACTTTAGCAACAACACTTGCATCTGATCCTACTAAGAAAATTGACTTACTTGACTTTCCTGTTCCAGGTGCCAATGCTACTCTTTGACCATCTTGTCCATATTTTTTTAATGTATTTGCTGTAAGGTCGGGATCCATTACATGTATTTTTGCATCAGATAATCTACCTGGAGTGCCTGCTGACGTACCTTTAACTTCGACATGATATATTTTACCATTATGCCTTACATCAATATCTCCAATTGCACCTGTGCTGCCTCCAATTCTTCCTATATCTGGGGACAAGGCTGCTAATGCTACTTCTCCAGGACCAATACCTTGTGGCGAATACGCTTTTGCACCGGCCATAATTTTAAAAATTGTATGAACAAATGTATCTGTTCTATTTTCATTTTCTGGATCAGTTGGCATTTCATTTTGATGTATGTCGCTTAATGCTATCTTTTTATTAGGAGTCAAAATCGCTGATATATTTATAAATCCCTTGCTAAAGTTATTTGCAAAATGTTCTTTTTCTGCTTGTGTGCCTTCAGTGTCCATTATTAAAGCAACCATTTCTTGAACATAAACAGAAGCATCTGGATCTGTTTTAAGTGCATTGGCTATTTTTTCATCAACATTATTAGCTTTTAAAACTTTTAATATTTTTTTAAGAAGATTTAACTCTGTCTCAGATTTTATTTGATTAACAAGTTGTTTTCTAATTGCATTAATATCTTCTTGATCTGCTGGGGCTTCAAATAATTTTGTTAAACGCATGACTTATTTCCTTATTTCTTAATAGCTTTCCAAAGTTCGTTAACTAGTGCATCTTTCTTTTTTCTTTTATCAAGTTCTACACCGTACGTTCTGCCGATTTCTTCCATCTTGCCTTTGGTTAGTTTTGCTAATTCTTTTTTGTTTTTAAATGCTGGCTTAATAACAATAGGTTTAGTAACAGTTTTTGTTACAACCACTTTTGGTTTTGCTACGAACACTTGTTCTTTAGCACCTTCGCCAAACATCTTTTTTATCCAATTAAACATATAGTCTCCTTATTTGTTTCTTTTTGCTTTCCACACTGCTGATTCCATCATAGAATCTGCTTTGCGTTTTATTTGTTCGTTCATTTCTGCTGTATCTAAATAGCTGAACAATGAATCTAATCTCATCATATCTTTAGGTGATAAAGTTTCACCTCTGTCTTGTAATTCATCAAATACTGCAATCTCAGTCCATAGTTCATCAGTTGTCATTTTTTCTGGATGTTTGCCTGTAGTAGTCCATGGTGAGCCTGCTTCTCTAACTTTTAATTTTTTAGATGCGTTCACAGGCATATTAACACCGTTTACTGATGCTTTTGGAGTTTTGCCATTTACTTGATTACTGGCTTTAAATTTCATTCCTCCAAGTGTTCCTGATACTTTAAGTTTACCTGCTGAACCATCTCTATTAAGGTGATTATTGACAGTTGCATATTTGTCTCCACCTAAACTTAAGGTGCTGCTTACACTACCTGTTTTTTTATTTGCAATCATTGTATTATTGCCAATCTTCGTATAACGTTCATCTGGACCAAACTCATTAATATTTGATTCTGCATGCATCGCCGCCATATGATCGTTGTACTTTTTAGTACCTTTTTTATGTGGGCTTTTGCCTTCTTCTAATTCATCGTTGTAATAACCATTAGCTTGTCTTATTAAGTCTTCTAAGTTTTCACCTGGGTGTGCATCAATCCAATGCATAATATCAGCAATGATATCGCTTGGAGCATCAGCACCCATTTTTACTAAAATCTCGTCAATGTTTTTTACACTTTCATCTCTGCCTTTAGCATCTTCTATAATGTCTGGTTGTCCTGGTTGCATTCTTCTTAAAAATGCTTTTTCTTGTTCAGCTTCGGTTGTTGGATTTTTAAATTCGTATCTTGAGTCGCCTGCTTGATAACGTTTCCATGCTTCAGTGTTAGCTTTTTTATCAGCAACTGTTACTTGCATTTTCTTTGGCTCTGGAGCATTGTTGTATGATCCTTCTTCTAAATTGCTTAATCTCATAATAGCTCTCCTACATTCCGTATAATTCTGTTTCGTTATCCCACTCTTCAATTAATTTGTTGAGTTTGTCTAACATATTATACAGATCGCCTGTACCGGCTTTATCGCCATTTCCCATTAATTCTCTACTGAATTTTGATCTTTGATTAATTGCTACTTCTAATTGAGCTGCAGTTTTCATTAACATTGATTTAGTATGATTAAGTTGGCCTTTGTCTAGATCTCTATAATATTGTCTATCATGTCCTGAGCCTTCGTCTTCATTAGCCTTTTGTTTAGGAAGGCCCATTTTAACTAGTTTTTCCCATGACTTCATGCTTGGAAGTTTTAACATTCTGTAATGTTTTGCAATTTCATCATCGCTAACACCTTCACTAATACTTTCTAACATATGCCAATATTTTTTAACGATACCTGAACGTGCTTCAATTTCATCTGGATTAATATGCCCACGAGCATAATGATCTTTTTGAATTTGTAACATTAATTTTTGTTCATCTTCAGTACCAAAATGTTTTGCCATTTCAATACCATTTTCTGTATGATAATTATTATCTTCGTTCTTTTCAAAATCGGCTTTAGTAAACATAATTATTTCACCTTTTTCTTAGCGTTTGCTAATGCATGCTTAAACATGTCTTTTGCTATAACTTGTAAATCATCATTGCGTTTTTCATCAAATTCCATACCTTCGTTCATTGCTGAGTTCTTTGAATGGCAATCACAGTGTTCGCAATCTGGTCCACATTTGCATTCTGTTATAGGCTTTCCACAACATGCTTCTGGGCACATTTCTGCTTTTGCTTCATAAACACTTTCGCCTAGTTCAAAGTCTGGACCAAAGAAATCTTCTAGTCTGCTTTGAACAATGTATCTAACGTCAAGTACATCATTACCATCTTCGGCTTCGCCTAGGCTATCTAATAACTCATCGTCAAATATAAAGCCTTGTACCATATCAGTTGTTGCTTCACTTGGTGGACGAGGTTGAGACATAAACTCTTTATATCTTGCTACTGCGTCTGCATATTCGCCTTCTGGTTGACCATCATATTTCATTAGTCCGCCAATCATAGTACCTTCATTCATCTCTTGTGGCATCTCTTGTGGCATCTCTTGTGGCATTTCGTGTGTATGTGCTTCTGGTTCGATTTCAGCTTTCATGGCATTGTATTCAGTGTAACGACGAACTGAATCCATATCCTTTGAAGCTTGTGCAATTTTACTTGAAACCCATGGTGCTAAATCATCTTGGTCTTTTACAATACCGTGTAATTTAATTGCATCTCTGGCTAGGAAGTATAATTGGCTACGAGCCATAAATCCATCTTCGTCTGCGCCATCTAGTACGCCTTCTGCTACCATATCAACTGGTGTGCTTGGTGTAATTTTTTTCTTTTTGCTTAGTTGCTCATCTACTACGTGACCTAATGTACCGTAGTGTGCTTCTTGTAAAACCTCGTATGTTTCTTCAAGTGCTGTTGCTAAGTCTTTTAAATATGATGGGTCTCCATCAATTTCTAGGATGGCTTGCTCTAGCTTGCCTCCTGGTTGAAATACTTTTTCAAATTTGCTAATTTCGTCCATAACACGATCAAAAGTATTA